ACCACCTTTTCTCGCTCTACCAGTAGATCTAGCTGGTCCTAAAAGATTTCCTTCTTTCTTATCACTATTAGTAGGATTTTTACCAAGTGCAGACTCTCTATCTTCTCTCTTTACTAATCCACCTTTCCCAGCAGCAAGTAGTCCTTTTGGTTCTTTAGATGCTCCAAAAATTCCACCACCTTTAGCAGTATTTTCTCCACCTCTTTTGCCAGTTACATCAAAACGCTTACCAATTGCATTTCTATAAGTAGTATCTTTATCTTTTTTTAGGAGATCTTTTACACCATCAAGAAGTTTCTTACTTTGCTTCTTGCCTTCTTTCTTGATGAGTTTTCCTAATTTGTCATACAACCACGGACCAAGGGGACCTTCGCCTGTTACTGGTGAATATGATAGATAACCGTGTGCCATTACTACCTTGCCGCTTTTTCTTGTTCTTGTTTGACTTGATCTAGGTATTGCATGAGAAGACTAGTGTAAACTTGTCTTTCCCAAGGCATCATATCTTCTATTTCACTCAAACTATATTTATGGTGTTGCATCAAGGCAAAATTAGTCTTGTAATACCCCTCTAACGTATTATGAAAGAGGCTTATCCGAAAAAATTAGATAATCCTTGAATTACAACACTATTTTCAACTCCAGTGTTGGGGTTTGTGAGACTAATCTCGTGTTTTAACACAGGTGCGTCTTCAAAGAATTTTTGAAGATCTTCAAATTGCTTATTTGTCAATCCTTCAACAAATTCTACAAATTCTTTCTTTGATGTGGTAGAACTGTCATATACATCTTCTCCATCAAAAATTTGATCAATACACCTTGCCATAATTTCAATAATATCATCACTATTGCCACTTTTGCCAATAATTGAAATTTTAACAAATTCCTCGAATGCTGGATATTTCATAATCACGCCCATCTCATCAGATAGCATGATTTTGTTGGAATGACCTTCAGGTTTAGAAACTTGAACCTGTGTCAAATCTAGATTGTACTTGACTTGAGTTTCTCCGTCATCACTACAAGTTAGCAACATTTCAACAACTTCGCCAACTGATACAGCACGAATTTGCAAGAAAATATATTCTAAGTCAAAAATTGCCAAATCCTCTAATTTGATTCGCGTTTGAATACAACCTTTTAGCAGATTTTTTGTAGCTTCTTCAATCTGCTTATCATCCTCAGATTCAAGTGCTAATAAAAGTAATTTTTCTTCTTTTACAACAAATGGGCGATATTTGATTTTTTTGCCATTTGAAGGAACTTCCAACTCATAAGTTGGTAGTGCAACTTTTGGTAATGCCATTATACTTAGATCATATCATATTAATATTTAGCGCGACTTTTTAACGCAAAAATACTCAGGAAAAATTTTCCCACTTTTATGGAATTGAAAAGGTCAATTTGGTGGTGGGGGTAAAATAGGTGCTGAGGGAATAAAATCAGAGTCAATAAAGTTAGCACTCTGTCTGATGTCATTCTTGACGACATGATGTCTTGTGTAAGTAAACTGTGCTGTTACTTGAGTAATCTGACTTGATCCAAATTGCAATGGAACAGCATCAATAGCATAAGGATATGCTTGCTCCATAACATAACTGATAGATGCTCTTTCTGTTGGAGAGTTTCCACCTATCTCAGTCTTAGTTATAATAATATCACAAGCATAATCATCACGATAATTAAGACGGATAGGTCTATTCTCTTGTTTGTTCGCCTTAGAAGGACTTTGCATCTGTGATTTAGTTTGGACGCCAGCCTTATTTTCACCAACTTCATCACTAGCGCCAGAAAAAATATAATCCACCCAATCTTGTAAGAATTTTAAAGATGTCATGTTTGCATCACACATGAATCCTAATTGGAAATCAGTATAAACTCTACTATGCATATAATCAACAGATCCAGAACCTAAATGGATTCCATTAGCACTGCCTTTTCCTGAATTGGTATTAGGGAGTTGTGCCTCACTACAAAACATCTCAAAGTAATCCTCATCAGATGGCATTAAAGGATACACCTTTCTGTTAGTGAATTTCACAACAAAGTTATTGCTGAACGACATTCCGCCCCTTGCTGCCATTGTCGTTAATAGACGATTTATCGACACACTAAATACCTATGTTGGTCTCTTTATATTTATGGCATACTCTGGATTTTACAAACCTAAAAATCCTACTAAGTATCGTGGCAATCCAACAAACATAGTTTATAGATCACTTTGGGAACGTAAGTTCATGGTGTTCTGCGATAGTAATCCCTCAATAATTGAATGGGGTAGCGAAGAGATAATTATTCCCTATCGCGCACCCGATGGTAAGGTAAGACGATATTTCCCTGACTTTTACATTAAAGTAAAAGAAAAGAGTGGCAAACTTACTAAGTATATTATTGAGATCAAACCCAAAAAGCAAACTCAACCACCGAATGAGAAAAATAAAAAAACTGCTGCCTATCGTAATGCCGCACTGACTTACGTAAAGAACCAAACTAAATGGTCCGCTGCGAGAGAGTATTGTGAAGACAGGCAGATGAACTTCTTAATACTAACCGAAGATCACTTAGGAGTCTAAAATGGCAACCGGATTTGCGTCAGTCCAACGTAATAATACAAATAAGGACCCAGGATACAAGACATTATTTGAAAGAGTGAGTGCTTCTACAGGAGGAGAAAAGAAATCTCTTTCTTGGTACAGATCTGCAGTAAAAGCAGAAGCAAGTAAATACAAAAAGAATTTTAACAAATACATCTTAGACGAACGTAAAGATCGTGCTGGTGCTGTCAAAGAACAAGACAAGAATGAACTGCGTAGATATGCAGTAGCAGGTCATCTGTATATGTTTGAGTATAAGGCAAAGATGAAGCATCTGCCTTACTATGATAGATTTCCTTTGCTGTATTGTTTTAAAGCACCAGGGAAGAATGAATTTTGGGGTGCTAACTTACACTACCTTTCCCCAAAGAAAAGATTGATCGTTACAAAGAAATTGATGCAAGGCAGAGTTGATATACCTAAGGTATGTTTCCATAAATATCTGAGTAGTCATGTAGATGGATTATATCTTGACCTTGCTGCAGATGAATGGGATACTTCTATTCTTTTGCCGACCGAGGATTTTGTGAAAGATGTTAATGGAAGAACTTTCCCTATCGATAAAAAAATTGTGTGGGAAGAAACTGATGATAGATTCTACGATAAAATCTCAGGTCAAAGAATGATTAAAGGATACGGTAGCAAACAGTCTAAGGAGATGGCTCAGTAATGGCATATAGCGAGAGCGAAAGAAAAGACCACGTTCTGCCACCACAGGAACCAGGGAAGCAAGGTCAAGTAAAAAAAGTAATCAATAAAAATATTTTTGGTGGAACATCTCCGGTATACTTCAAATTTAATAATGGTAAGTGGGAACCAGCAAAGAGATCAGAGTATCTACAATCAAGTCCCAATATAGTTAACTACAAGGTCATGCCAGACCTTGGATTTAAAGGTGCAAATGCTGCAGCAAACTATAGATATCCTGATGATATTGCTGTTGGTTTTGACACTGACTACGTAATGTTTGAATTTTATAAGTATAATCCACCATTTCAAGGTATCAACAAAGGTGCTACTAAAGATGGAAGCAGTGCCGTTAGAGCATACAATCAGAGCGTAGAGGATGCTAAGTTTTACGAAGCTGACAGGAGAGGATTGGGTCCAGTGATTCTTTATATGCCTGAAGATATTTCAACTGGATATAAAGCAAATTGGAGTGGTAAAGCATTCAGTAATATTGGTAGAGATATGTTATCTGCTGCAGGTTCTGATGATATCAATGAGATGGCACAAAATTCTCTGACTGCTTTAGGAACTGCTACCAACCAGATGATTCCTAATGCTATGAATTCCCTCATCAGAAAAACTATCAGCAAAATTACCGGAGAATCAGTCAGTCAAAATGATTTGTTCTCTGCTACTCGTGGTGTTATCTTAAACCCAAACGTTGAATTATTATTTCAAGGCACTGATCTTAGAAACTTACAACTAAATTACAAATTAGTTCCTAGAAATTCTACAGAAGCAGAGAAAATTAAAAACATAATTGATGTTTTTAGAAAATCAATGCTGCCATCGTTTGCAAAAAACGGAGACATTAGATTTAGCGAAGGAACTAATCTTGCTAATAATTTTATCCAAGTTCCTAACGTATGCAAACTTACATTTATGCGTGGGGGAGATAGAAACCCAGACGTAGCACAATATAAGATGTGTGCTATAACAAATGTAGAAGTTAACTACACTCCTGATGGCACGTATGCTACATATGGTGATGGCACCATGGTCGCTTATGGTCTATCACTTTCATTCCAAGAGACCAAACTTGTATTCGCAGAAGAGGTAGACAGATACTGATGTACTTTTCACTAGTTCCAAACATCGAATACGATGAGAAACCAATCAGTTATCCATTCTCAGAGTCAGATTTTATAACTGCAAAGAATTTCTTTCGTAGATATAAAATTAATGATGATGTATTATCATATGCTGTATACTTTAAGCAGTATAGTATACAAGACGGTCAGAGACCTGACTACATTGCGAATGAAGCATATGGAAATCCATTTTTTGATTGGGTAATCTTATTGACAAACAATATGGTTAACGCTCAATATGATTGGCCAATGACAAACTATGAGTTAACTAATGTATTAGAGTCAGAATTTGATGATCCATACGGAGAAATAAATCACTATGAAACCTATGAAATTGGTCAGTATCCTGCTGGTGTTCGTGTAGATGAGACTTTCTACAATACTACACATAAACTAAACATCAATGGATCTATGACATTAAAAAATGGCAACGAGATTTGTCGTCCCGTTACCATTGCCGAATACTACACCGCTGAGAATGAAAAGAAGCGTTCTATTTACTTGTTAAAACCAGCATACTTCCAGCAATTTGTAGATGATTTTAGAAAGAAAAATTTATACAAAAAAGACGCCAACTATATTAGTCAGCGTCTAAAGAAAACTGGTTGACTTTTCTAGGCAAAATTTTGCCCGAAATTTTTTCCCAGTTTTACCGTTTTGAAAACCCCATTTTGTAGCAAGAAGGTGTTGCTAGTTCTGGATTCTTTTTCAATACTCTGTAAGCATGACCATGCACATCTGTTTCTAAAGTAAGGTGTGCTTTAGTATGCACGAACTGAATCACAAATAACATTCCAACAAACGAAAGGTTTAGATAGGTAACTGGATGATTCAGTCCTTTCCAAAGAAACTTAATCACTCTTCAGCAAGACGTGCGAAGTATGACAGTGCATCGTCATCCTCAACGATTGCCTCTTCCTTGACGGGAGAGGGAGCATTCATCTGCTGACGAAAAGAAGATCCACCAGTGATGTCAGGGTCATTGAACCCACCAGTAGCAGCGACTGGTTCGTACTCTTCGCTATCTACTGTAGGAACAGCAGTGCGTTGAGTGATACCAAGCACCATATTCAGACGCTTCTCAAGGTCAGCATATGATTTGAACTGATCCTTGTGAGTGAATGCTTCAAGGGAATGCTCACT